GGGTGCTTGAATAGCTCAGTTACCTCAGCTTTAGTCAAGTTGTACTTAGTTGCAATGCCATCACGATCGATACCGTCGTTTAAGTCATTAATGATTCCTGTTACCGTTAATACGATAGGACCTTCAGTTGTTGCATTATTTGCAACAGTTGGATTTTGTTGAACGTTAGCTTCAATAGCCATTTTTCTAGGGTTTTAATTAATCAATATAAATTTTACTCCAGTCAAGCTCGATCTCTTGACCTCTTAAATGCTCACAACGTGAGCCGGCAGTGATATCATCAGATGAATTGAATGAGATCATAGTCTTATCCTCGTTTCTATACACATAGCCGATGGCATCTGAGTTAGCACAAGCAATACTACGAATCTTACCAGTCAAATCTAAATCTTTAGCTGATACCTCCTTACCTTTCTTCTCGATCTGCTTATCTTTTAAGTGACCGATGTAAATGATGTGGTCAGACAAAGTCTCTAATCTATCCATCCACTTCTTGATAGCCATTCGTAGATACAAATAGCCAGCACCGTTAGGAAGACTAAGAACAGATAACCCTTTGTTATCAGTGTCAAAGTTCTTACCCATTGGGGTTTGACGATAGAGTTCTTTGGCATCTGCCTCACACCATACCTCTAATTGAGTCAAGGTATCGATAGCAATATATTTGTAAGGCTTTCCAGCTTTCATAATTGCTTTACCAATTTCACCTAACTCTTTTAGATTAGCTGCTTTAACTTTAAGTGCTTCTATCATATCCGATCCTTGCTCCAGATCTATGATAAGACATCCTTCAAGTTTAGCAAGTGCTGTTGTTTTACCCACCTTGGGTGGCCCGTAGATAATCATGTGTCTCGGACTCTTACGAAGGGCAGCGACCTTCTCTGTTGGCAGTACTAACTCCATTCTTTTACTTATTAAATTCTTTCATCCAATGTTTATAACTTGTTTGTGGATCTTTGAAATAAAAATTAACGTTTTCTAAAGCTTCTTCTAAAGTTGTAAATGCAATTGTTTTGCATCCAACTCTAACTGTAGCTCCAGAATCAAGTGGTTTAATAGTCACTTCGTAATTTTTCAAAATATCTCCTGCACTTGGGACATATTCTTTTACACCTGTAAATTCAGTGGACGTAAGTTCCATTTCAGGCATTGGCATTTCTCTTGGCTCTTCTGAGTCTAAATTCATAACGTTTAATTGTTAAATTATTAATTTACTTTTTCACTCTTTCTGTCAAATTAAATGTTGACAAATCAGCTTCGTAGGGAATCATACCCAATTGACCATCACGATTCTTCTCAATATGACAGGCTAACAACCCCTCTGGGTCTTCCCCACAATAGCTGTCTGTAATACCGTAAAGGTCGAATGGTCTTTGTAGCATCATCACTACGTGAGCATCTTGCCCAATAGAATCACCACCAAATAGGTCTGTAAGTTGTGGTTGATACTGTTGTTTGGCACGATACTCTTGCTCGATATTCCTGTTTAGCTGTGACAACAGGATAGAAATACTACCCATTCTTGCTTGCAACCACATACATGTCTTCGATACTTGATTCAGCTTCTGAAGCTCTGTGTCTTCTGATCCTAGAATCAATCTCGAATGGTCATAAAGATTAATGATTGTGTGTTCAGGATGCTTTTGATACACTCTGTTGTTAATCTCTTTAATCTTCACCATGTTCTGTGGAATAGAGCAGAAGAATATAGGATACTTCCTATAGCTGTCTACTGCATCTTCATACTTCTTTAATCCATCGTCAGATAACTTTTGGTCGACACTGTATAACTGTGAAAACTGGAGTTGTGCCTTGTTTGATGCAGCTCTCATGATCTGCTGATAGTCAGGCATCTCGAACGTCCAGTACAGTACTATTACTTTCTTGTCTTTGTTCTTATCTAATACATCAAAGATTAATTGGTTTGAAAATGCAGATTTACCTACACCAGGACGACCGGCAATAACGTACATCTTACCTTTCTGTAAACCACCAAGCAAGTTCTTATCCAATCTCGACCATCCAGTAGGGAAGACAATTCGTTGCCCTGTTTGAGCAAGTTTAATTTCTTCTATTGATTTGTCTACTGAATGAGAGATGTGTCTAAAATCCTTTAACGAGTCGTCAAAGCTGTCTTGTGATTCTACTTTCTGAGCCTGATGACTCAGTTGTTGATTTTGATTCTCCATCACTTAGATCACTGTACTTCTCCCATGTGTGATTATTAATCCAAGTTTCTAGCTGCTGCATAAATCCTAAGTTATTGCCTCTCTTACGTAATAGGAGCTCTCGTTGCAGACACTCTATAACGTGTTCGTGCTTTTGTTTATCTTTTCCTATGTATTTGAGATAACGGGATTTTGCTTTTGCATTTGCCTTAGAGCCGGGATCTTTAGCTCTAAGTATTCTGACTGCTCCATTTGCAATTACTTTGAGTGGATAGTGAGAAAGGAGGCCGTGCCATATGACATCTTCTGTACTTGAGAATTCGTCGTTAAATTTTTCTCTCAATGTACAATCGTCCTCCTCTCCCAACTTAATCCAACCGTTGGTTTGCAATTTCTCACGGTCAATAATTAACTTTAAGTCACTAGAATCATGGTCACGATTAAGCATAGATAAGAACAGGAACTCATCAGCTGTAAACCCATGGGCCAACAGCTTTTCTGTATCAATTTCAATGATCATAAAAGTTTCTTTTATACTTTCTATAAGTAATCGTATTCAAATATAAGAAGAAATATCGTCACACCAAACTATATTTGATAAACTTTCGATAGAACTTTTTAACCACTTTTCTTCTTGAGAGTCTTTTACGTATAAGATTACTACTTCACCTACCTTATCGGGGCTAAGTCGTAACAATCTACCCACTCTCTGAATCATGGCTAATGCTTTGCTATCAAGGCCACAGATGATTCCGAGCTGTGCATCAGGTACATCGAATCCTTGATTCAATGCCTTTGTAGAACACAGTATTCGTACCTCATTTTCTCTGAAATCCTTGAGAGCTTTGTCCTTCTCTTTCTTACCAAGAGCTGAATGATATCTAGCCGATTTACAATCTCCAGCATTCAACTCTGTATACATTTGGTTAGTGAATTCATTAGTTCCGGCAAACGTTAGTATTTTCTTATCTGCTTTAGTCTTAGCTATCATAGCAGTATAAAGAATTTTGTTATGAGCCTTCTGAACTACTTCCTTCCTATCTCGAATAGCTTTGTAGAACAAAGTTGCATTCTTCTTCTGTACAGGACTAGCATTAGGGTCCTTCAATATTCTACCTGCCTCCTCGAAAGCATTGTACATCCCAAGATGATACTTATAATGAACAAAGGCATTGTTTGCAGCTTTGTAAGCATCTCTCTCTGAATCTAACAATGGAACGGGAACACAGTGAATAGTGTAAGGGGCCACTAATCCTTTCTCTACACACTCATCTAGGGTAATGGTATAGACCGTTGGGGCTATCTCATCAAGTAAATCTTCGTATTCCTCTTCCTCTGGGGCAGTGGCAGTCATACAAAGAAGTCTTTTGTGGTTATTTTGAAGAAAGATTTCTCGATAGATTGGGGACAAACCAAGATGCACTTCATCTGCTACTGTAACAGTGTACATCTTATCTCGTAGTTTATGAGCCGATGCATAACATAGGATATCTACACTATCCAATACATCTTCATAACCCCACTTCTTAAATTCTTCTTCAAACTGGTCTTGCAATTGATTAGTAGGGACTAAGACCAAGCCTCTACCTCCATGTTTACGAATCATAGCTCCACAGGCAATAACACCAACACGACTCTTCCCGAATCCTGTACCAGCTATAACAGTGCCTACATAGCCTTCATCTTTCCAAGCATTCAATGCTTTCTTTTGTTCAGCATCTTTAATTGCTAAGAGTTTGTTCTGTACTTGTGACATTGTCTTTAGATTTTACGTTAACTAATAAATTACCAAGCATTCCATTGAGTACTTCTACTTCTTCATTAAGCTTTACTATCTTTTCAATGATGCCATCTAATGTTGCATCTTCTACTCTTGGTAAATAATTAGCTCTGGCATAAAAACTAGAAGCTCTCTCGAAATACTCTCGATATGTTCCATCAGAAAACATAAGATCGTCGTGAAGCTTCTGCATGTGAATCACACTAGTTCTGTCACGATTAATAACCTTAGCAATCTCCACATCTCTGTGGTGAGTATGCATAGTTATTAGATTGACAACTAGAGTACGACGTACAACATAGTCTCTGATACGACTCTCTGATAAGAATTCTTCTCTAGGAATGTGAAACAGATGCTCCACTATCTTCATCATCATCTCCGATATTGCCTTCGGGTCTCGTGACTTCGTAAATTCTATCGAGGAATCCCGTGAAGACTCTATCAAACTCAGTAAATGTTTCCTTCTTTTCGTTGAGTAAAACTTCTTTCTTTCCGTCATTTGTCATCTGATTTAATTTGGATTTTTTCGTTTGGTAAATAGTAATTACATTCTTTCTTTTCTTCATCCCAAGGTGCTTCTGTAAAATAAGATTGAGCATAGGGATTTGCCTTAGCTGTATGTCTGTAACAGTTAAAGGCAAGGGGGCAGTTATCCCCCTTACATTTTGCTATGTCTGGCATTATTTCCCGTATTTTTTGTCAAACTCTTTCTGAGAAAACTTAGGCTTCTGAACCTTGTTCTTAGAACCTTTAGGACGGCCAGGAGATCTTTTGTTAGCAGTAGAAATTCTTAATTTCATCAACTCGTCAAAAACATCTTGATAAGAATCCAAATAATATTTCAAAGAATCATTTTTAGCATCAATAATATCTTCTTGATACTTGATTTCATTTGACATTCTTCTAATTACTTTTAATCCAAAAGCAAATACTATTGTCATACAGGCCAATAGTAATGATAAAACTGTGATTGCTATAACCATTTTGTTTAATTGTTTAATTGATTAAGTTCTTCTTCTGTTGGGTCTGTTGTAGTACCTACAGTTTCTAAGTCAAACAGTTTCGTTGTATCCTTTTCTGGACAATGAACTGTAATGTTTACTGGGGCTTGCTTACATGAAGCAAACAGCAGTGCAAGAATGAATAACTTTTTCACGTTAATTTATGTTATCGATATCGGGAACTTTAGCCTGTTCCACTTTAAGGCCCCACATTAGGTTGTACATAGAAGCAGATCTTTGAGCATACTTAACGGTAAGCCTTCTATGCTTACGTAAATATCCTACCATCCATTCCGTCCACTTTTCTTCTTGCTCAGGAGTCATGGTCCATTGCTCATACCACTTGTCCTTACGGTCTTTGATGTCCTCAAAGGTTACATTGTGGCCAGCTATAAGAAACATGGTATTGATTATATCTTTTACCATGTCATCATCAGTTAGTCTTTTAGTCTTCATTGTCCCATCCGTGATTTTCTTCCCAATAGCAATGTCTACATAATCCAATCTGCTCATCTTCTTCTAGCTTTTGATAAGCTTCATTCCAATCTCCACAATCGGGATGTTCTGCTAAATAATTATCAACTAGATCTCCAATGGACTCAGATTCACAAACACGACAATACTTCTCTGAAGTATCCCATGGTCTATTAGGGTCATTCTCTGCCCCTGCTGGTAAATTACTGTTCATTTCTTGTAGGTTTAAACATTTCTTCAAATTCTCCTGCTTGATAAGCTCTGATAAGAGCTGATATCTCAGGCAGTTTGTAATAGTCAGTAGTAGATAAGAGCCCAGTGAATTCTTCTAAAGCTTTAGTGACTTCTGGCATTTGCACACCATCTACATCCCATAAGGTTTTGATAATTCCACCGTGCTCTTTCAGAATGATGTCAACAGTAGACTTTAATAGTTGTTTACTTCTTCTAGTATTAAACCATGCAATCTCTTGACATTCATCTGCAGCATAAACAGCAGTCTGTAACCACATTAATAATGTTAGTACTTTAATTTTTTCTTCTTCTTGAGTCATGATTATTTACTCCAAACATTAGTGATTGATGTTTCTGCTTTCAACAATCCATTCTTAATAACAGTGTCAGCTGCTTGTTGCATAAGCTCAGTCATTCTTTGTTTCCATTCTTCAGCATATTCTCTTGGACAAACTGTGTCAATCTGATCATGAACAGTCATGATTATCTTAACAGGTAAGTCGTACTTTTTAATATGCCTATAAATGAGAACTAATGCAAGCTTAGTCATATCAGCTGAACTACCTTGAATCGGTGTGTTCTTAGATGCTCTCTCAATTGATCCCAGTTCCATAAAGCTATCTCTATCACTGTACATCTTTGGAGTCCAACTGTTAAACCACCTCTTCCTTCTGAATGGAGGGAAAGTCTCAATGTAACCGTGTTTCTTTCCAAACTCCCCAAGACCATTTAAGAATGCCTCAATTTTAGGGAAGGCTTTGAAGTACTTAGTAATCAAATCCTTTGCTTCTTTTGTAGAGCAATTGATTGTTTCAGATAACTTCTTAGGTCCCATTCCATATGCCAACATGGATTCACATAGTTTCCTATGTGCCTGGACTATACCTTTATGTATGTGAGATGAATTTTCCTTCTTCATCTCTGATGCAATGATGATTCTGATGACACTTTTTACAAAGAACTTCTAAATTAGATAAATCATTATTACACCTGTCATGATCTATGTGATGTACTAACAAGTTCTTTTCAATAGAGCATCTATTACAAATTTTCCCATAATGTTCAAAAGCTTTTTTAGAATAAGTACCAACACCAGTTTTGTACTGATGATTGTCCTTTCCCCATTGATTACCTCCAGATCCTACATTAGGAACTTTGATTAATCCATGTTCAACTCTCCATTTATGAGAAGCAAATGCAGTTCTACATTTGTCGCTGCAAAATTTAGCATTTTTGTATTTGT